TTAAGAGACGTGCTACTGAAAATGCTGCTTCAAATAGAGAGAATGCTCGTCGCAATCAATACAAAGGTAATGCTGATATAAGAACAGGCGGTTCTAGTACAGGCCGTGAAAAAGGAATTATGGCTTCTCAGAAAGCCAATAAGATTAAAGGATTGGAGCAAAGTGTTGGAAGTTTAGACCGTCGTATACAAACTGCTTTAGATAAAGGCGATACAAATACAGCTAAAGATTTACGTTCTCGTTTAAATAAATTTACAACAAATCTAGGATATGCAAGAGCTGCTAAAAGTGATGGTGTGCAACGTGATTCATCAGGTAGAATAGTATACACAGGTTCAGGAAATCCTGTAATGAATAGTAGGGGAAGAAATATATTTGATGAAACAAAAGATCAAGATTTTTCAGACCCAACAAGGAAATTACAAAACACAGGTGGCGATGCTTATGGAAAAATGTATCCTATACAATCAGCAATACAAAAAGGATTACCAACAATCAATGCAATAAAAAGTTTTCTTGGTGCAGAAGATAGAGATATACCTTACAATTTACAAGACATGCCAGGTGTTCGTTACCCATTAGATATGAATTACGGAGCCAACGAAGAAGATCCTTTCTTTGGCGGACGAAGTAGAGACCCTAACTATAGACAAGATTCTTTTAATGCTCCAATAGAAGAAGTAACAATATCCGATTTAGTTTCAACGAAACCTTCTGGCGCCGATGAAATTCTTAAAAGCCAAGGTATAGATGAAAATTTTATTTATCCCGGTGGAGAAGTAGGTAATACAGCTTTACAATTAGGGTACGATGATTTGGTACAAGCAGAATTAATGAAAAATTTAGATCCTGGTTTTACAAAATTAGATAATCCTTTTTTCTTTGATGACGAAAAGAAAGCAACATTAAATGCAGAAGCTATATCTAATCAAACAGCGTTAACTCCTAAGCAGATACAAAATTTAGAAGATAAAGGAGTTAGTCGTCATTTTGATCACTTGTATCCTAACACACCTCTAACTAATCAAACATTAAATTCAACAGTTTTGTCTCCTAGTGATTCAGCAAATTTTGAAACGGAAGCAGCAAACATTCAAAGAGTTCTTATGGGAAAGGGATATAATTTAAATGAACAAACTATTACAGATTTATATAAAAACAAATTTTTAGATGCAAACACAAATTATTTTCCTAATGCAGGAGTAGATACTAACCCTTTAATAGATCAGGCTTTAGCAAGTTACTATAGTAATAAATAATGCTAACAATGCGTGATTGGATATGGATAGCTTGCATTGTAGCGGGTATTGCTTTTACAAACGGGATGCTTTCATCACGGGTCACGGCCCTTGAATCAAATATAAAAGACTTTGATATGCTGCGTATTGATGCACGGCTAGCAGTGATAGAAGAACAACTTAAACAAATAAATAAAAAATTAGATTAGATTTCAGATGGAAACATTTCCATCTCAATGCATTCTGTTTTAATCCACACAGGGCTAATGCTTCTTTGTCTGGCAGCTTCATGTGTTATATTTTCTCTTACAATTCTTTCTTGTTCACATGCTTCTAGACTTGGTAAAATAAAAGCTTGATATTTAATACTAGGCATACCAGGAGAATGCATCATCAATAATAATATAAAAACTTTAATCATGACTTATTAAAGTAGCACTTTCCTTCTTTAGTTACCATGAGTAATTTTATTCCCATTAATTTTTGTCGTTTATTAACCATTCTATAAATGACAGAGCCATTCTTTCTGTAAGAAACACTCTTTACATCAATAAGAATTGTATTTCCTTTAATATCTAAAGCAATAACATCGCATGGTCCAAGCCCACTTACATTATCAAAAACAAAATACTCTTTATCTGTGAGCCATTGTAAAGCTCGGAGATGATTTAAAAAACCTTTTTGATGTTTTCTATTCAGCCTCGCCCCACGACGGACCAATCTCGGCGTCAACCTTTGATGGAACTCGTAAGTCTAATGCGTGTTCCATTACCTCAATGATCTTTTTCTTTTCTTCTTCAGAAGAAAACGACATGTCTAACTCATCATGCACTTGGATCATAGGAAGGAACCCTTCTCTATATAATTTAACCATAGCCATTTTTGTTTGATCGGCTGCTGATCCCTGTATTAATCTATTCAAGGCTTTATATGTCCAAGCACGTTTGATTTTATTCATGCCCCCATATTCTACCTCTGCTTGCTCTCTAGGTAAAGCTTTATGAAGACCAAAGTAATTGGGTTCCCATAAATGAAAACGACATTTACGACCCATAATAGTCCTAATATACCCCTTCTCAGATGCTCTACGCATAGTTAAATCGGTTAATTCTTTAACAAAAGGCACTGTAGAGTGGTACTGTTTGAACACTTTATCAATATCCTCTTTATCTAGCCCTAATTCGCTCATGAGTTTGCCTTTACCCATTCCGTACATCATCCCTAAGTTAATTGTTTTAGCCTGCTTACGGTCTATGTTTGCCATGTTTGCAACAGCCTGGTGGAAGTCAATATCATCCTCTGTGTAGCCCTTTACTAGGGTAGATACCCCTTCTAATTCTATTCTATCGCTTATTACAGCTCCATAATGAACTAATAATCGTGGTTCTTGCTGTGAATAATCAAAGATCCCCCACTTCTGACCCTCTTCAGGAATAAATAATTGTCTTATTTTAGGACTAACTTTAGGATTTCTTGCAGGAACTTGCTGCAAGTTAGGGTTTTGCATACTTAATCTCCCAGAAATAGTCCCACCTGTGTCCGATCTTAATTGGTTTACATCGGCATGAATGCGCCCTTTGTGTGCATGTTTCAAAATAGAATCAATGAAAGTAGTATGAGCTTTGTTCATTTCTCTAGCTTGTACTATTTTCTGTGCAAAAGGATTAGAATGTGTCAACAAAAAGTTCTTATCAAAGCTAGGTAGTCCTGTTGTTGTTCTATTGTAACTTATTTTAAGCTTGTCAAAAGCTTTCTGAATAGACAATGGAGAGAGAATCTCCATCTCAAAGCCACACTCTTTATGTAAGCTATGTAGTATCTTCTTCTCTGTATTCTTAAAATCTTCTTTAACACGTTCTGCTTTCTCAATATCAACTCTTACCCCTCTTTTTTTCATCTGAAATAATACAGGCAACAACTCCGTTTCCAAATTAAATACAGAAGTTAATTCTTGTTTAATAATTTCTACCTTTAATGTTTGCCATAACTTTAAAGTTACCGCAGCATCTTGCTCGGCATAAGGACCAACATACATAGCTGGGAGTAAATGCATTTCTGCTTTTGCATCGACACCAAAATCTTTTGCAGCTTCATACAAGCCAGCTTCTGATTTAGTTTCTCCTATGTATTCTTGGGCTACTTCTTTTAAAGAATAGTTTCTTCTATTCTCATCAATCAAAGGTGCAGCAATCATTGTATCTATAATCCTGCCTTTTACTTCAAGGCCCATGGCACTTAACCAACCAATATCATAGATCGCATTGTGAAATATTTTATCACATGGTAAATCTAATATCTTTTTTAATTGTCTTGTAAAAATCTTTACATCAAAGTTACCACCGCCAGGATGAGCAAGAGGAAAGTATCCTTTCCAACCCTCCACGGCCAACGCTACACCAATAACTTTTCCTTTTTTGGTAGCCCAACCGGGACCTGTACTTTTTAATCCAGGATCATGAGTTTCTAAATCAATTGCAATCTCTGTTGCTTCTTCTAAGTTAGGTATATTTTCTGGTGGTATCCACTCACTAGGTGCTTGGAATAAAGATGGTTGCCTCATGATTTTCCTTTTATATATTCTTGTGTTTCTCTTCCTCGTCTCTCACCCTCTGATTCAAATGATTGATTATCTTTATTTGTTCTTGCCTCTATCTCGCCTGCGATAGCAGCATAAGCAGCCATATCTAAATAGCTATCTTTTTTATGTGAATGCATTAGTCTCGCCACTTTAACTAAAGCCATACACATCGCTGCATCATGGGGAGTTATATTCTTGCGGAGGAAAATAGACCACAATGCAGCAATGTTCTGATGATTAGTAAGCTTATCGCCATAGTCGTCATTGCGATCGCCACCTATTAATTTATTTGCTTCTTCTAAAATTTCTTTGGATATCATTTAAAAAATCTCTCTAAACTCTCGAGTAGATTCTGATTCAATAATATGTAATGACTTCTTCGCTCTAGTAACCCCCACATAAAACACTCGCCTCTCGTCATCTTGTTGCAAAAAATAGTTGTCGTCAACTTTTTTTGGTAGATCTGTTAGTATCATAACATTATCAGCTTCGCCACCTTTAGCTGCATGAATCGTAGATAATTTTATATTTTTCGATACATTAAAACTTTTCTGTCTTCGTAAAGCTGCATTAATATAGATCTGTTGTGCTTCCGGGATAGTATCTAATGCTACATACCAGGGTCTTTCCCTATGAACATTTAATCCGTGATCTAATACTAATGTATCATGGTCATAATCTTTTTCTTCATCAGCCCCACGCAGCTCTTTATATCCATGAGCAATATGATTGTTCCCGGACATATAATAGTAGACATCTTTTAATACTTTAAAAGGAATACAACCTCCTTCTTGTATTTGTTTCCAACCAATGATAGCATTTAACATTTTTTCTGACACACTGGAGCGGTTATATCTTTCAAAAAACAATCCTCTTGTTTTAAGATCCTCGGCCAACTGATCTAATAAATAATTTGTTCGTGCTAAGATTAACCAAGTACCATCGGTTAAATCCATATGATTGTTTAATCGTGTTCGGTGGTATTGAACAGTGCCTTCTTCTTCTCTTGGCTGCCATTCTTTCTCCACCCTATCAACTATAGGAGTAATAATCTTTTGCGCAATGGTATGAACCTTACCTGGAATACGATAAGACTTATTTAATATTTCTCTTTTACATTGCAGCTTGCCTAACCTACCCATATCAGCACCCGCCCAATTAAATATTGCTTGGTCATCATCGCCTGCAATATAAGCACGTTTAGCTTTACGAATAATTTGTTCAACCATTATCCATTGTATTAAACTTAAATCTTGGGCTTCATCAATGATCACTACATCTAAACGAGGAGCACTATTCATTTCAATAAATTCTAAAATCATATCAGTATAATCAAATAGCTTATGTTTCTTTTTGTATTGTCTAATTCCTCTATCAATATAATTTAAACGATCAAACCCTCCGTCAATATGCATACCACTTCTCGCAAATTGATGCTCTAATGATACTCCTTTAATCTTTGATTGGTCTATCAAAGTAAGATAAACATCTTTAGGTGTAGAGATACCAAGGTCATTAATAGATTTGTTTGGATTGTTAATTTTAATTTGTAACCAATCAGATACTTCACGGTAATTTAAATCACTCATTACATCTGTTGGCTTTAAATTAAGATGATGATAAGCTAAACTATGTAGTGTTCTGAAATATGTAAAATCTTTTTTATCTAATCTAAATTTAAGAACAGCTCTTGTGATAGCTTCTAATGCAGCTTTCTTTGTAAAAGAAAAGTAACCAATCTTATCAACGGCTGTGCCATTATTAATTTCTTCCTCTACTATATTTAATAATCGTGTTGTTTTACCTGTACCAGGTGGACCAAAGATAGTCACAACTTTCTCTGCATGTCTATCGTTTAGAATCATTTTCATCCTGTAATAACATTAAATTTAACTTGATCATTTTTAAATCATTAAGTAACATTCGCCTCGTTAATTTTGTTTTCTTATTCTCTGCCTTAACTACAACTTGTGCAGCTATAGCTAAAGTTTCTTTAATCAGTTTCTGCATTCTTTTCCTCCTCATCTAAAGCAACAGCTACATCTAAAGGTTTATGAATATTCACTCCTTTAGCTGCCCACTTATCTCTTCTTCTTCTATACCCATCTAAATTTTTCACATCTCCTCTTTGTCCATCAGTCGATGTCGGAGTCGGCCATCGTTTTGAGGATGACGGATCCGATGTAGTAGGGGATTTGGGGGACGAGACTGTTTCC